TACCAGTAGTTAATTACTTTGTCGCGTTGCCTTGCTATTTGATTGCCTTGACTACGCAAAGTTGTCGCAACTTCAACTCCAGAATGGAGCATTACATCTGTAACACCTTGCATAAACTTGCCATCAACCATACCATTATCGCACCAGGCGATTGCTAACTTATCGTTCATTGTCCCCACCTTTGTTATTTTTTCTTATTACGAGCAGATATTGCTGCTGCTTTTTTCTTGGCATCAGCTTTTGAACTAGCACCCCAGGCATTCAACGATAATAACAATCTCGTTGGCTCACCATTAGGTTTACGTTCTGGTCCTGGAGCCCCACCCATACGTGCTAGGAAAGATGCTCTACGAGGATTGTCCCCAGACTTAACTGGAGGCTTAAGGGTTCCACCTTTGTAAGATGCTCTACCCTTTGCATTGAGGCCACCCTTTGGGTTCTTGCCTTCTTTGCGCGTCCATGCCTCAGTCATTTTTTACTTCATTCGTGTATCTGGTTGAGTTGGTTGCCCAACAGGTGATGCAGGTCCACGTGTAAGTGGTGGCTTTACAATTGCTGCAGCAGGTCCACCTTTGGTGCCAGGTTTGTGTTGAGCCTGTACAGCCTTATAGTCTTTTGCTACCCTGCGTTCTTTAAGACCTGAAATAATTACTTTTGCCATTTGTCTTCTCCGTTGTTTTGATTACTTAGTTTTTTTCTTAACTACGCCTGAAACTTTTTTAAGATTAGGATTGGCTTTGATTGCAGCCTTTCCTGCTTTGCGGGCACCTGCTGCTAGGATTGCTCCTGCGCGTTCTTTTGAGATGCCTTGTTTTTTAGCAATACCAGCAGCAACTTTTTCAAATCCTGGATGTGCTTTTTTCATTTTTTAATCTGCTTTCCTTTAGAATCATAACGACGACCCTGTAAAATAGCACCAAACAGTTGACCTGTTTGCTTGTCTTCCATCGCACGGAGTGCGTTAGCACGAGCATCAGTTCCTGGGCCAGAGGTGTTACTCATTTGTAAAGTATCACGATAAGCCTTGATAGACTGATTAATTTCATTAGCAACGTTCTGAAAATAGTTAGGTTTATTTGCCATGTTATTTCTTCTTTCCCATTTTCTTAACTACAGCCTTCTTGGCAGAAGCCTTCTTTACAACATCTTTAACACCCATCTTCTTTTCCATTGCAGCCATCTTTGGGCCTTCGCCTTTTTCGTGCTTCTTCATTGCTGACTTTGATGCGTACATTTCCATTTTAGCCATTATATTTGTCCAATCTCTTTCATTATTTCTACGGATTTGGGAGTTATATCTTTTGTCTTAGGCATTGAGTCACCATCGTATGCTTGACCTAATGTTTCTGACGCTTTATGTGCTGCTTCTATATCTTTCATCCTTGTACCTGATGGTTGTATTCCCTGAGACCTAGCATCTCTATATGCTTGGAGTTCAGAGTTCCATTTTTTATCAGGAATATCTCTTGTTGCATCTCCTGTATTTAGTTCAAGTGTTTGAACTTTACAACCAAAGCAACCTTCTACGTAAGTTGAATGCACTTGCTTTTTGTGTAAACTCATTTTGTCCCTACTCTGCTGTAAAGTTTGCTTCCGTTACGTCTATATCTGCAGCAATTAATGCTGCTTTAGTCACTTCACTAACTCCAGGTGTAACATACCCACCACGATAAACTTCATCATAACTGTTTAAATCTTGGTCAACCGAATATCTAACTTGTGAATAGACTCCACCAGATTTAACAATAGTTATGCCCTTGCGCAACTTTGCGAAATAGAACAAACGGTGTTTTCCTGATGGTCCTTCCAACACGTATGGTGTTGTGAACTTATAAGTTGCCATTGTTCTCCTTAATGAACTTACTCTATGGCAGAGAGTTTTATCCCTCTGCCACAGCGTTAATCAATTATGAAGCGATTGATGAACCTGATTCAATGCGGTATAGTGCTTCTTCACGGTAGCGAGCAAAGCCTAGTACGCCGTACCAACCCATTGGGCGGTGACGCATTAACTTGTCAACTACTGGTCCGATGACTACGTGTGGTTCTTCAGCAACGGCTTCTGCCATTGCTTGTTGTCCTGCAAGGATTGTGCGATACACCTTTGCAGATGAAGCGCCATCTGTTGTATTGTACAGACGTGGTGACTCTACGAAGTATGCACCTTCGTATGTACCAATTTCGCCTGCCCAAATACGGTCTTGTGCAGAACCGTATTGGTTTGGTAGCAACCAACCTGATGAACCTGTCTCAGCACGAAGGTCGTGTGAAACTTCTGGGTGGATACCAGCCCAGTATAGTGAGCCCTTACGAGCAATTGTCTTACCAGCACGTAACTTAGCAACAGCCTTACGGATGTTTGCAGAAGATAGTGTTGCAGCAGCAGTAACTGTTGCTGTTGATGTAGCGGTCGCACCTGAATAGATTACGTTTGTTCCGCCACGAAGTGTGGTCATTGCAACAGAGTCGATAGAATCGGCAAGGTTGAATGCGATGATGTTAGCAATTGCTGGGTCTACATCAGCAAGGCTGAAGAGTTCCAACGCACGTGTTACAAGAACAGAGTTACCATACTCGTTAAGAGTAATGGTTACAGATGTTGGTGTAGACATTGACACTGCATCTGGGTCAACTGCTTCTGATAGTGCTGAAGTTGCTGGCGAAAGGTCAACGTACTTCTGTAGAACTACAGTTGAACCTGGGATTGATTGGTTAGTTGGGCGCTTGTCTGCGACAGAACGAATAAGTGGTTCTGAACGGAGAGCAAACTCCAGAAGACGGTCATACGCCTTCTGTACTAAACCTGCTGAACCAAGAGTACCGCCTAAAGAAGCGGAGTCTGTGGATACGTAGGCATTAGCCATGTTGTCACCTCCAAGTGACTAGATACTATGAATGAGTTATTGTTGTGAACGGAGGATAGACAAGATTTCTTCTGCGGATTCCGCAGCACCCAATCGTTGTTCTAAGTTCTCTGCTCGGTCAGGTGTGATAGCACCTTGAGTAATCGCATCCTGCTGGCGTAGTGCTGCACGGTCTACGTTACTTTGCGGTGTTTCCTGAGTACTCAATCCAAACAAGTCTCCATTATCTTCAAGCCAATTATTAACTGACTCTTCGTTAACTTCGTCTAAATCTTTTAGAATTAGTCGTACTGCTTTAGGATTCACACCTTTTTGTTCTAGGACATTCTTGACTGTACGCTCACGCTGCTCTTTGGAAAATCCCTCAAGTTGCTCAGTGAGTTCTTTGATACGTTTTTCATCTGCACGCTTAGCCTTACGCAACTTCTTTAAGAGGTCACTTCCGCTTTCGTTACCAGTAATGGTTTCGGTATCTAGGTCGTCTTCGTCTTCATCCCAGTAGTTGTTGCTCATAGCAACTGTCCACCCTTCTATTCGTTTTAGTCGCAAGCCACAGATTCTATTCGGGGGAATAGGCTGGCTCTTGCTATCGGTCTAATACTCTGACGGGGCCGATAGGTCCGTTCAGGATTCTATTTTAAAATAAGCCTTCGGCTCTGTTTTTTGATAAAAGTCTTCCAGAAGAACTACTAAATCTATTGATTTCTTCTTCTTTAATCTTTCTAATTTTTTCTTTTGCTGCGGCATTTGATTTGAATGTAGAATCAATTGCTTCATTCTGAGTAAAGTTAGTACCACTAATTTTGGCTAGTTCCCCAGCGCGTTGCAGTCCTTTAACTTCAGCAAACCCTGTAAGTGCTTGGCTATATCCATAACCCATAGCGGCAATATCAGATGCTTGAGTTAAATCAGTTGTGACACCTTGTGTCTGGGCAGCAGATAAAACTGATATACCAGCAATTTTCTTTTCAAGTGCTTTAGCGCCTTCTGGACCCATTAACATAGCCTTGGCCAAATCAATACGGCTAGCAGCAGGATAATATTCTTGCAGTGTCTTTTTAAGTGCATCTGGCGCGTTATCAATAGTGGTAAATGCAGTGCTAATTAAATCACTTACTTCAGATACTGACTTGCCTAAACCAATAACATTACCAAGGAATTCTTGATTTGCTAGGTCACCAAGACCAGCAGTCTTCAGAACGTCACCCATCTTAGATTCTGCAGCAAAAAATTCAGCAATGGTTGGAACTTGGATTGCTTCTCCTGCGCGTAACTTAGCATCAAGTGCAAAGATACCAGCAAAACGTTTAGTAAATTCTGGGATAGCATTATTGTTATATGCTTCATGAATTGCTAAGTTTAATGCTTCATCTTGGGTAGAACCAGTCTTATAAAAACCAGAAACTAAATCATATAGTTTAGCAACATAAGGTTGATTTGCTTCTTTAGCACCAAAAGTAAGTGCTAAAGTATTCTTAAATGTATCTATAGCAAGCGTGCGCTCTGGGGTAGTAACAGTCGTTCCTGTTGAACCAGGAACAATGGTAGTCTTAAACCATCCATTGTTATCATCCCATGAGTAACCATCACCAGTAGGCTTAGGTGGGCGGTCCCACATTTTTGTTGTAGCGTTCCACACATAGGCTTCGCCAGGTCTTTTAGGTATCATAGTATCACTAGCGGCACCTGTGGGGCCTGTGGCTCCAGTACCGCCAGTAGCGCCAGTACCGCCAGTGTTGCCAGCAAAACCTGTAACACCCGTACCGCCTGTAGTACCCGTGGCTAATCCTATAGCGCCAGTCTCACCTGTAGCGCCAGTCTCACCTTTTGTTGCATCATCTAATGCTTTCTGTGCTGCAACAGCAGCGGCTTGGTCGCGCCTAGCATCTGGACCATTGCCTGGATTAGCAGCAGCAGCAGCGGCTGCAGTCTTAGCCTTAACTTCTGCTTCGGCAACTGCAACTCTTGCTGCATTTTGTGAGTCAGTAAATCCACCAGCACCTGTGGCACCTGTAGCCATAACTGCAGCCAATGCTGCTGCAGCGGATGCTGCATCTGGACCTTGACCAGCATTGGGAAATGCTTCAGGATTATTTGGCTTAGTGGTAGTTGTTGGAATTTCAACACTTTTTGCTGCTGCTTGCGCTTCTAATGCTGCTGCCGCTTTAGTTTTTTCAT